GACCAACTACTTGTATATAATCTTTTATTTTAATAGCTGTATCAAACCTAGTAAACAAAATTGGGTTAGTGTTTACTTCTATCCCTGCTCTAATTTCTTCAAACGATCTTTTTCTGTTGCTAATACGACCTTTATAGTTAGAACCAACTGTAGTCCTAAACGGTATAGGTGATCCCACAGGTGTACTTTGAAATAATTCTATTATACCAGTTGTTGCTTCATCTGTCAAGTTATTTACTGCGACAGTAGTTATTGTTGAAAATGTGTTTAGTGAAATTAATTCACCGTTTGCGGGAAATGTTAATGTTTCAAATGTGGTACCATCTGTTAATACTATGCTACCACTACCATTTGTAAAACCACTTACTTTCACACCAACATTAGTATCTTCAGATAATGTGCTGTTTAATGTATTTACACCATTTGTTGGTGGGTCTAATATATTAAGCGTTGAAGATATAGTCTCTAGTTTAAATGTCTCTACAAAATATCTGTCTATCATAGTTACCTTTGTTGATTATATGTATGTGTAGTTTTAGAAAGTCCTAGATCCCTATACTCATGTAATATAGATAATATATCAGTTATTTCTTTGGTAACTGAATCATCTTTAGTTTCAAATGAAAAATCTCCCATCGTCATCTTTTTTAATCCTGCTGTCTTTCTCCTAGCCCAAAAGAAATTAACTAACTCCATACAAACAGTTCTTGCTATTGCTGGTGGATTCTGACCAAATGATACACTTAAACTAAAATTTCCTGTAAATGCATTATCTAATATAATCTTACCAATACTATCTACACGTTGATAATCTACACCAGACTCTATACTTGAAATACCTACGATTGGATACTTTCTTAATATTATTATATCCATATTTGATACATTATATAGTGTTTCATCTGAGCCATATTCTACCTCAAATGTATATCCTATATAATCATCTATTTGTTTTGTGGCTGAAACTATGAGACCATTTATTAGATTATCTGTACTAGTATCTGTTACATTTATATACTCTTTTGTTTCTGATAAAGTTGCGTAAGTAGCCATTATGTATACCTCTATATATTCTTATGAACTTCAAAATTACCTATATCTGATCTCCACTCACCACCACTACTTGAAACTATATATCCTTGTATCTTCCACCATCCAATTTGATCTAAATCATTTAATATTGTAGTGTAGTAGATTTTTCCATCAGTACCATCTGTTGTAAATGTACCAGCATTAGTTAATGAAGTACCATCAGGTTTACCTAATATAATATCCTTTGTTGTTGCACCTGATATATCTACTATACTAGTACCATCTTTAATTGTAGTAGTTAGTACAGTACCAATGTCTAATTTATGAATTTCTAAACTTGCCATATTATAACTCCAAATTAAAATTTCTAGCTTGATCAATATATAATGTAAAATCTCTGGCTTGATCAATATATAATGTAAAATTAATGGCTGTCTCACTAATAACTACAATTACTGCTGCTGACGCTGGTGTAATACCGTTATACATCCATGAAGCTGCTATTGTTTCATCTAAATCTATAGTACCATCTGTTACCACTCCGTTATAAAATGGTAATAGAAAATTAGATGCTGACGCTCTTTTAGCTGATGTGTCTATTGCCATTTATTAAGCTCCTGTAATAAACTCACCTCTAGTAAACGTATTTCCTGCTGCTGAAATAGTGGATATGTGATCTATTATAGTTCCTGCATCATCATAAACTTTTATTGATGTATTACCAGTTATTACCTTATTTCTCATAAACTTATAAAGATAATCTACTTTTGTTGCCATATCTGGATTAACTGCTAGAGCACCTTGACCTGGTTCACCTCTAACGTCATCTAACATAGCCAATATTGCATCTACTATAGAATCTAATCTTCCACCATCAACCCAATCAGTTTGTAGTTCATTTGTATCTGCCAATATTGTAGTTAAGTCAGTTGTTAAATCAGTTAAACCAGCACCACCAATACCTATTCTAGTATAGCTATCTCCTGTTTGTGGTGTATGGTTATTTATATTATCTAAGTATCCTGCTCTTGCACTAGTATAATCAGAAGCTAAAGCCGCACTATTTGTTCCTCTCATATCAGTGTTGGATGTAACCAAATCTACTTTGGTTACATTACCATTTGACTCTATACCAAGAGAAGAGAAATTAGTTGGTACATCTGATGCCAATAAAGCACTATCTGTACCTACCATTACAGAACCACTTATACCTGCAACTGATGAAACTGTTAGCCTTAAATCACTTGCTATCTTTATAAGGCCACTTGTTAAATCATCTATTAAATCAACATAACCTTCTATATTTGTTAAACTGTGTGTATCTTTAACAAATGTAGTACCTTTAATATCTGTTAAATGGTTATTAAGTGTTGTTCCTGTATCTGTAAGAATAGAAGAAATATTTGCTGTATGATTTGCTGTTTGTTTAGTGTTACCTGTATAAGTGGTTATAGTATCAACTAGTTGCATATCTGTAGCTGATAAATCATTAACACTTGTAGGATTTTCTACATTAGCCCAATCTACTCCTATATTGCCAGATGCTGTAAGATTGAGTGTTTGTGGTATCTTAGTATCATTTAATGAATTAGTATCTACAAGTATGCTATTAATGTCTGCGCCATTATCATTTGCTGTTTGTGCCGTACCTGCAACACTTGCTATATCAGTTCTACCAGTTGATGCTTCTACTGATAAGTCAGGAAAATTAGCTGGTGTTGTGTATATTGCACCGGGAACTCCTATAACTTGAATATTGCCAGTAGAACTAGCAGGAAATAATCTTATATATTCTCCATTAGTTTCTGCTTGCGTTAGATCAAATTCATAATAACCATCTTCTAATTCTGTTGGATTAATATCATTTGTGGCAGTTGATACACCACCATCTATTTTTATATTTGCTGTAATTTGTGTAGCATCACCAATTTTGGCTGTGTTATCTGTTATATCAAACGCAAATATTGTCCATTTTTGGTTAAAAATATTTTTTTGCATCTACTACTCCTTTATTTTACATATTTTCATCAGCCAATAAAGCTGTGTAATAATACATAGCTGCCATAAATGCACCTGCCTCTACTGCACCACTCCATACTATACTTGGGTATTCCCATATAAGATGTTGTTTATCACCATCATTACCTATATCATTTGATATAGGAATTGGTGTATTCCAATTTTGGTGATAAGATATTAAAGCAAATTTTTCATTATCTGCTGTTATAGCCATTTAAGCTCCTGTGATAAACTCACCTCTTGTTACAGTACCACCAACAGAACTTACTGGTGATAATTGATCTATAGTTGTACCAGCATTATCATAGACTCTAACATTAATACCATCATTTGTTATTTTATTTCTCATAAACTTATACATATAACTCAACTTATCTTTTATTGAAGCTGTTACTGCTGGTGCGCCTTGACCTGGTTCACCATAAGTTGTAGTAGTTAATGCTGTATCAACTTCAGTATTTACACTAGCTTTTTGTGTAGTGGTTAAGTCAATATCATCTGTACTTGCAATATTAACATCTGGTGCTCCACTACCTGTAGTTACCGATGTTCCTAACCAACTTCCAACATCTACTCTATTATTTACATCAATCATATTTGAAACATCTGTAGCAACATCTACACCTTGAGCATTAGTTATAGTTCCTACAATTACAGAATCTATATCAGATGGTATATTTACAGAATCTAATTCAGAAAGTCTTACTTCTGTATTAATAGATGCTATAGCTAGATGTGTAAGTCCTACGCCAGCAAAACCAACTCTAGCCATTATCTCATCTTTATCAGATGTTGATTCTGTTCTAGTTGGTGAGTCATAGCTAGATAAAGCAGTATCTACCTCACCTTGTATATTAATAAGAGATACTATATCTGGTATTTTTGTATCATTTAAACTTGTAGTATCTACTTCTATGATATCTACCTGATTAGCCATTTTACCTGTTGTAACTGCATCGAGTTCACTTAACCTTGCTTCTGTAGCTACACTTGCCAGTGCTGCACTATCTGTACCACGCATTGCTGTTGTTGGGATAGCATCTATACTAGCTTTTAATGCAGTAAGACCATCTGTAGCATTACTCAAATCAGTATTTACCACTCCGATTTGAGTCTCATTAGTATCACCTTGCGTTGTTAATTCATCAAGAATAGTATCTAATCTACCAGCATCAATCCAATCAGTAAGAATGGCCATTCTTGCAGAGGTTATCTCATCTACAAGTAACTTACCCACACTACCTGCTGTTACAATTGCTGAATTAAGTTGATGCCATATTGCTAATATACCTGTAGTTGATAATACATAGCCAGTTTTTGTAGAATTTGTATCTATCTCCTGCCTAACTTCAATTGCAGTTGGTACAGTGCCTGCGGCATCCGGTACTGTAGTATTAGCTCCGTCTGTGCCTCTCATAGCAGTCGTTGGAATTGCATCAAGTAAAACATCAAGCCTACCCGCATTAATCCAATCGTCAAGTACTTGTGCCCTAGCGGCTGTCATTCTTGCTGTATCTGTACTTATGGTTGTTAATGCTCCTGCATCTGGAAGAAGATCAGTAACAGCTTTTATAGCATCCACTAACAAGTCTAATCTACCACCATTAACCCAATCAGTAAGCGTTGACATACGTACTGATGTAATTTCATCTTTTAACAATTTACCCATAGATCCAGCTGTAACAATTGCGGAATTTAATTGGTGCCAGATTGCTAATATTCCAGCAGTCGATAAGCTAAAATCTGTTTTATCTGTCAACGCTCCATCTGTACCTCTCATTGGAGTTGTTGGGATAGCGTCTACTATTGTTTTCAGTGCTCCTAAACCATCAGTTACATTTGCTAAATCAACAGCCGCAGCTGAACTTCTTATAGTAAATTCTCCTACCACTTCACCAACAACTGATACACTATCTACTGTACCTGTTGTAATAACAAGTGAATAGCTTTTACCATTTTCATACCCATTAGCTGATGTAGCAACTATGGTAGTTTGATTTAATCCTACTACACTATCATAATCAACGCTAATACTTACACCTGTAGTTATCTGTACTAAATTATTTTCCTCATAAATAGAAATAACTGGAGTTCCTGCAAGTACTGTTGGTATTCCAGTTGCAAAAGATCTCGTTGTAAATAATATATATATAGTATCTTCTAATGTTATATCTCTCATCCTGCTAATCCTCCACCTTTCCCAGCTATTCCACCATAACCAGCCAAACCACCATATCTTGCTAAACTACTCATAATTCTCCCACTTCCTACAACTGGTGCTTTTCCTATAAATCTTTGTTTTAATCTAAAATCTGCAAATGGGTCAATATAAAGTTGCATGATTTCATTTGAGTTTAATGTCCGATTGTATGTACTCGCAGAGCCTAAGAGGCCATTAAGATAATCAGCTGGAGTATCTAATTCATTTCCAAAAGAGGCTACCCCTGAGCCAAATCCAGCAAATGTATTAGTGGAGGTATTAACCTCTACTCCATCTATATACATTCTATATATTGTGTTATCATATGTTATTACAACCGAACGCCAATCCCCAAAAAGATTTGGTAGTGTTTCAATAGTTACAAACGTAAAACCAGATCCATTGTGGTATCCTAGCGCTAACGCATCATTTGGGTTGGAATCATCAAACCTGAGCATTATGGCCGAACCTGTCGCGGCTCGTCTAAAAGATACTAGCCTCTCATTACTGCCAGAGAGAGTACTGTTGGGCATTTTAAATGAGATCGAAATTGACCAGTTATTATCATTAGTAATGACCTGATTTGATGGAGGCAGGGACACGTAGTCGTTTGTTCCATCAAAACTTAATACATACCCTTTTTCTCCAACAACCCATGACGTACCATTCATTAGCGTGCCATGTTTGCTATAACCTGATACATCATATAATGTCTGCCCCTGTACTCCTAGACTAGGAACCCAATGTCCAACTTTACCTTTCCATAATCCTTGATTTTCAGATTCAGAAGCATTACGTGCAAAACCTTGTTGAAATGATGGTCTTATTAAATTTGTTACCATTTAGTTTTCCTTTACGCAGCAGCTTGTATATTGATAATTCTAGGTGTTGCTACAACATAAATATTATCTGCATCTCCACCAGCTACCATAGCCACACCAGCATTATTCTGCACTACTAATGATCCATATAAATACGGCATAATAATTGTTCCAATATTTGCATTAATGTTAATTACATTATTCCTTAAAGTCATTATGCCAATAAGAATCAATTGATCTGTTCCTGCTACAGTATATGCAAGATCAGTACCTGAACACCCACCACTATTGCCATTTGCTGCTGTTGAATTTGGTGAAGGATTCCACCATAGAATCATATCAGTGCCTGCAGCAGGAGTTGCTGTATGCTCAAAAACAGCACCAAAAGTCCACTCCATTGGCCAAGCTGTGCCTGTATCAGCTAATGTGGCTGTCTTAGCAGATTGCCAATAAGCAGCATCTGCTATAACACTCATATTCATCTGAACCTCTGTAGGTGTACCAATAGATATATCATTAACTGCTAATGGGTCTGTAGCAGGGAAAACAAAGTCTGTTGCATGATCTGCAAAAATTAACTGTGTTCCATATTCTTGTAGTATTTTATTTGTTGCCATTATGCTTTAGCCTCCTGTACATGTCCTTCTCTGACTTTTCCAATTCCTAATTCCTGCCCTCTACTTACACCACTTTTTCTTGCTATAGATAAAGCAACTATAGTATTACTTCCACCTCCAAATGTATCTGTAAATAGATCAGCTTCGATACCAAATGGATTAATGGTTCCAACATGAATTATATCCCATATAAGTTGTTTGTTTGCATTTGAAAGAGCGTTAAATTCTTTCTTATCTATTGAATTTAATATTTCACTTCCTAACATTGATGATTTGTTTGTAGTTCTATCCACACTATTCATACTAGTAACAATTTGTGCTGGTGTCATTCCAGAATATCCACGAACCAATGGATCAGTATCTATTTCTACTTTTAAAATTTTTATATTCATTTACCACCTTTTATTTTTCTTGTAAATCTTTGATAGTATAACCAAATTTCTCTAATCTTTTAGCAACATGTTCTTTGTCTGTATAACCAACACCCTTCCTTATTATTACAACTTCATCATATGTTGGTTCTTTATACTCATTAATATCAGACCACATTGCCGGTCCTTTTAATTCAAATCTCTTTTTTTCCAAAATAATCTCCTATTTCTTTTTAGAAAACAACCTCCAGAAAAACTTAATTCCCTGGTCTAAAACATTAACAATCCCTAAATTACCAACTACTGTAGCTTCTGGGTTTGATACACCACCACCTGCAAAATATGTGATTATACCTGATAAAATACCAGTGCTCATAGTTCTTGCAAACTTACCCATATTAAAATCCTCTACAACACCTTCTGCTTTTGCTTTTTCCTTTTTAGCAACATAAGTACCAATACTTGTAGTAAGTGCTGAACCTAATCCTATTACTAAATTAATTAACATAATTTCCCACATAATATTCTCCTAAAATTAAAATATATTATTCCATTCCTGTGTTTGAAGGTATTAACGGTACGGTAAATGTTCCATTATACCAAACTCCTGCATCATATCTATAAGTCTTACCAACACTATTATAGTTAGCAAATCTAAACATTATATGTTTATCTTCTGGTACATTAACAATAACTGCAATATTAGATGATGTGTTACTTACTTCTACCCATGTTATACCTAGATCATCTGACTCTTCTACTATATATCCTATAGCTAATGTGTCTAAATCACACTTAACAGTTAAATCTTTAGCAAACACTACGCTACTTACTAACAACGCACCACTTAGAATTAAACTAAATAACATATTCTTCATAAATCACCTTTATCCTTATAAAATGTGCCCTCTACAATTAAGAGAGGGCACATAAAAAAATTACATTACAGCTTACTGATTATCGAAACCTACTAACATTGCATTGTTTATAGTATTTCTCATTACAAAGGCAACATCTTCAAAAATATCAAACTGATCAAATTGTGAACTTGTCTTACTTAACGGTGATACAGTTACATCATTCATATAACCGACCCAGAACTCAGAAGTGTCTAATACAAATAAGTGAGAAGTATCACCAGTTGTACCAACAACCTGTGTTCCATCAAACCAGAAGTCATTAGTAACGTTAGTTGATGCGAATATTGGAATATCATCGTAAGATAATACTCTAAATCCACCAGCAACCTCAGTTGTATTGACAAATCTTTGCTCACCTTGAAGTAGAGCATTTATCCTTCTCCTAGATTGTTTTGATGTTACCATTAAATCTGGTGAACCAGCACATTGATCAACAGTTTCATCTATTTTGGTGAGAGTCAAAGCTCCTCCACCAGCAACAGTTGATGCTTTAACTATCTGAGATCCAGTAATTAAAGTTGTTAAACCATCTGGCTGTGTAGAATTTACTGAGTTATTACCGTAGAACATAGCATTCTCTTCTAAATCCTTAAAAGCTCTTGCTCTAGATTCTATTTCCTCAGACAATACATCAATATAACTACGACCTGCATCTTGTGCAAACCTAGTTACTTTACCTCTTGCCAATAGTGTTCTGAATTGGAAAGAAAATCTTGCCTGTGAAGTATTATCTATATCTGGTTCTGTTAAATCATTTACCCATTGTGCTACTGTATTTGCAGCGGCAGCACTACGCCTGTTTAACAACCAAGAATCAGAATTTCTCTGCTTCCTTGGTATATTTTGTCTAAGAGGATTTTTGTACTCTATAATTTCTGTTACGATCTTATCTACTTCTGGTTGAATTAATACACCTTGTGTACCTCCATCATAACTAAGAGACCTCTTAATTTCTGTTTGCCATTTATTACCCATATTAAATCTCCTTCTATTTAAAATTTACTATTATTTCTCTTCTTTAATTTTTTCTGCTCTATCATTAAGTGCTTGTAACTTTTCAGACCAACTAAGTGCTTTATACTTAGCAGATTTAGTTATGTCCTCATCTTCTGCTTTCTCACCACGAATATCTTCTTTGTGACTCTCAGAACCAACACCTTTTCTGATAGGTAGCGTAGATTTTACTGCTTCGGCCAGTCCTGCTATAGACCTTTCCAGTGAAGTAATCCTATCATCTTCTTTTGCTGGTGCATCTTCTTTCTTCTCAACCTTATCGGCAGATTTTTCTATATCCACTTCTTTATCCTCCTCTTTTTCTTTTTCTATGGTTTCGTCAGCTTCCTTTTTAGCAGACTTTTCAACCACATCTTTAGCTGTTGATGCAAGTGCAACTACTGATTCCTTAATGTCTGTAAATCTAGCTTCAAAAACACTATCTACTGCTTTGACAATATCCTCAAGTGTTAGACTCTTAGCAACAGAACCTTCACCTTCTATAGCTTTGGTTGCCTTTAAAAAATCAAGAACACTTCTAAGCGTATTAACCTGAACTTCTTTATCCTCAGAACGTAATGCATCTTCTACAGAATCTACCATCAAATCAATTGCCTTGGCATCTCTCTCAACAGTTCCATCTACAGTTTCTTGATTCTTTGTTATTTTAGTTTCTTTCTTCTTATTCGCCATCTTACTCTCCTTATTAGTTTTCATTGATTTTTCTACGTAAAATGCCATCGTTCTTGCGCTAGCATCTGCTGGTACAGTTACCAATGATGTTTCAAATAATCTCATTTGGTTCACATACTTTACTACCTTATCTAAACCTTTAACAAATTTCTCGGTAAAATCTAATGCAGTACCACTCACACTAAATTTATTAAGAACCTCTTCTTGTATCTTAAGCCAAATATCTGGTACAGTCTTAGAAATCAATGCTTTAATCCACAAAGCTCTCTGTTCTGGTTGATATTTAACTTCTAATATCTTACCTATCTCTTTATCTCTGTCATGGTTATACAAGAGTGTAGTATATTTTCTCAAATCACCTTCAGCACCAATCAACGCTTCTTCTGAAATATATAAACCGTCAACATCCAGATCAGCAGTAGTGGCTATCCCCTCTATAATCCAACGACCTTCAGTATCTGCATGTCTTGTGATATGCAGATCAGTACTTATTTTAAATTCTTTACTCATTACCAATACCTCCCAAACCAGAAAGTTTATTTACTTCATTTTGAGTCCAGTGGTGTTTACTTACTGTATCTTCAATAAACTCGTTCATAGTAACAGAAAAATAATGTGGTGATGCCATACCATCTTTAAAAATTAACAACATACCAACAGGAGCATCTAACATTCTTACAAGAATTTTTTGCAATGGTTGTGTTTGCATCAACCCACTTATAAAACCACCTAAATCTTCTATTATATATTTACGACCACTATCATCCATAAAATATCCACCAGAATAAGCATCACAAACTTGAGTTGGTGTAACAATATGTTCTAATACACCACAACGCATATTATAAAAATATGTACAATATTCACACATAGCTGTACTAAACTCGAAATCTCTTAATCTTACTTCCATATCACCAACAAACCTAAAAAAATCCTTTGTTTTACCTTTGGTCTTTATTACTTCATCTTTTACATGTGATCTTTCTATACCACATTCACCACCACTTCTATCCAGAGGAACTTTATAATCTCTACCTCGTGAACGGAATTCTTCTACAATTAAATTTGCCATTTCTTGCAACTGATCTTTAGTAAAACCATAAACAGGTTTACTAGTTCTGTTTGCTGTCTCATAAAATGTTTTAATTATAGATTCTCTGAACAATAAGCCTTCATCATCTAAATCTGCCAAAACAACTTCTTTGGACAGATCATATATCTCTTCATCTTCTATTTCTTCAGCCATAACTACTCCTTACTATTTATTTTACATATTCAGATTCATACAAACAAATACTATTTACTTCTCTACCTAACTTACTTACAATATCTTGTAATTTTTTATTTTTCCACCATCTTTTTACTGCTAAAAATTGTTTTTTCTTCCTATCGTCAGACCATTTTATACCGTAATTA